AAAACAAATACGGTGAACCATGTTGTTACAAAAAATCAAAGAATAATCAGAAGCAAAATAAAGAGAACGAAAAAGACGTGGATAACAAAGAAATGAAAAACAAAAAAGACGTGTCGCCGACAAAAGATGACGAAGATGACGAGTCGCATCCAAAAGATGACGCAGATGACGAGTCGCATCCAAAAGATGACGCAGATGACGAGTCGTCATCAGAAGATGACGAAGATGACGAAGATGACGAGTCGTCATCAGAAGATGACGAAGATGACGAAGATGACGAAGATGACGAAGATGACGAAGATGACGAAGATGACGAAGATGACGAAGATGACGAAGATGACGAAGATGACGAGTCGCAACCAGATGACGATCAGTTTGAATCATTTCAGAGTAAGAATGAAATGGAAAAATTCGAGTTTTTCAAAGAGAACATTAGGCTGTTCGAAGAAGGCTCATTGTCAACGAAAATGGAAATTAAAAAAAAACTAGACAGTTACAAGTTACCCATACCTACAACCAGACTGGATATACCTGAATATTTTTTGAATTCATATTCAAATCATTCAATTACAGAAACAAATAACGAACACTTTTCGTACACACCGAATCAAAAGTTCTTACGAACATTTTTAAGACCCTCTTCAGAAAATAGAGGCATTCTTTTATTTCACGAAGTGGGTGTAGGCAAAACATGTTCTTCGATCATATTGGCAGAAAACTTGAAATCATACATGAGGAACAATGTAATGGTCATAGGTCCTGCAAGTTTGGAATCCAACTACCGAAAAGAGCTATTCGATTCATCTAGACTTAATTTCAAGACGAAAACATATGATTCGTGTAGTGGGTCTCAGTTTATCGAAAACATGAACTGGACATCGATGAACATTAGAGATATAGAAAAACAAGTTAACAAAGCGATTGACTTGAACTATGAGTTTTTGGGGTATATAAAACTTAAAAATATGGTTGACAATCTAAAATATCCTGTAACGCATGATGAAAGCCAACGGTATATAAAAATGAACGTTGCAGAGAAAAATGCATATTGGGATACTAAATTGAAACAAAAGTTTTCTGATCGTGTGATCATAATAGATGAGGCACATCATTTACGAAGTGTAACAGATAACGATTCAGAAAATCAATTATTGGATAGAATATGTAGAGTAGCATCAAATGTCCGTTTAATTCTTTTGTCTGCCACACCGATGTTTGATAACAAGTCAGAAATATCAGCATTGATAACATTATTATCAAGTGTGGATAAACATGTGAAACCTATTCCAAACGAAATTAGATTCCGAGGAGATGAATTAGACGAACAATCTGAAATGAATTTGAAATTGTTCGCGAAGAATTATGTTTCATACATGAGTGGACGTGACATAAAAGAATTTCCTGTTCAATACTTTGTAGAACATAAGCCAGACAAATTCGAACACCCTACGATTGACATGTTGAAACATGATAATAAAATTAAAAAACTTCAATCCGAAGCTTTTTCTTTTTATTTTGTGCACATGGAAGGATATCAGAACGACCTTTATATGAAATTAATGAAACAATCAAATTATGATCATTTGTTAGTGCATTTATCAAATATAGCATATCCATCCGAATCTGGAAACTTATCATTATCAACGCACTATGAAGGTTTTAATGAAATTTTCGAAGTTGTGGAAAAAGACGATAAAGGTTTATCAGTTACGTACAAAAACAAGAAAAATAAAGAACATATTTTGGATATAAATAATGTGGGGAGATATTCTTCAAAAATAAAAGCCATTTTAGAATCTGTTAAAACGTGTTCAGGAAGAATCATCATATATTCGACATATATATGGTCGGGAATAGTTCCCATGGCCATTGCATTAGAGCATTTAGGGTTTTCTAAGTATAAATGTCCGAACATATTGAGTACTTCCAAACCTTCACGTGAATCTGGCGCTTATGTAATATTATCTGGAGAACAAAGTTTGAGTAAAAACAACGACTCTGACCTCCAAGCATTTAACAACGGTGATGCCAGGATCGCAATCATAACTGAAGTCGCAGCAGAAGGATTCACGTTCAAGGAAGTTCGTGAACTTCACGTAATGGAGCCTTGGTACAATATGAATAAAATCAATCAAATCATAGGCCGAGGTGTTCGTTTTAGAAGCCATATAAACCTACCTGAAAATGAAAGAAATGTTGGGGTGTATCTTCATGTTAATGTTTGTCCATATATAGATATCGAATCCGTCGATTATCGAAAATATAGACAATCGTTAGAAAAGCATGAACAAATTGTCAAAATAGAGAATGTATTGAAGGAAAATGCAATCGATTGTCAATTGAACATTACTAAAAACACACAACTGAAACAAACAGTAAAAATAAAGGATTCTAAAAACAAAGAACGACATGTAACACTCAAAACAAATACATACGTATGTTCTCAACCGAATGTAAACCCACCGAATGACTTTACAAATATTAAAACATCTTTATTGATTCTTGACGTTATTGATCTTGTAAAATTGATCAGAAAGTATATCGAAAATGAAAAACTATACAAATTCACATTCGAGGTAATGAAAAACAAATTCAACACACCATTACTTCCAAACGCACTAAAGCATTTAGTTTCATCGAAACATTTGATGACGATAAAAAATGTAACTGGGTATTTCTTGCTTTTGAAAATGAATAAGGATATATACGTCTTCCAGCCAGAGGACATAGATGATAAAAAAATAACGATGAATGAACGAAAAAGTTCGAAAAGAAAGTTTATTGAACACGTTGTTTTTAATACAACGGACAAAGGGGTTCCGAGAACATCTGTCCAAAAAAAGGAAAACGAGTTTCAAACATTCAAAGAGAACATAAATACCCTTTTATTAAAATGTTTTGAGCCTTCTATTATCAATGAAGCTATTTTACTTGACATGTATATAGATTCTTTAAATGAATCGGAATACTTGGATTTGATCAAACGAGTGAATGGAAATTCAACGAACGAGTCTGAAGAAATCTTAAAATCTTTAGAACGTGGTGGTTTTGTGGTAACACACATGTCAACAAAGTACTTTTATAATCATTTTGAAGACAAATTCATTTCATTTGATCAACATATGAATGAAGCAAATGAAAATGTCGATAAAGAGATTCGTGATGAATTAAAGACAATCACGTTAAACAATAAAAAATATGAAGGATTTTCTGATTTGAAAAATTCAGAACTTGTTCTCAAATTGAAAACCAAACGTGCAAATACGTCTGGGTCTATATGTACCAAAACATCAACATTCACAATTGAACTATTAAAGAGATTGATTAATGCGTACAATCCTTTCAGTATCACTGAAACCAATGATAATTTAAGAAAGGATGAGTTATGTCAACTATATGATTACATATTGAGATTGAACGAAAGTTTTCTGAGATATCCTTACTATCGTCATCGTAGTGAGTTGAATAACAAAAAAAAATAAAATGAAAAGAAATTGATATTTAAAAAAATAATACGTTGTTAATTATTAATAGGTGATGGACATCTTCTTTGAAACAACTCTCGATGATGTCGTCAAACTGGCTCCTTCTGAAATCACAAGCAACAAAAATAAACATATTCTTGAATTTTTAAAGACCACCTATGAGGGAACATGTTCTAAATTTGGATACATCAAAAGAAATTCAATTAAACTTGACAATGTATTCATGGGGTCTGTTGAGCTGGCAACATTTCACGGATATGTTTTGTTTCCTGTATCGTTCACGGCGTCTATTTGTAATCCGTCAGTGGGTAGTGTGATTCAATGTACAGTCCTGCGTATGAACAGTTTTGGTATGTTATGTGCAGCTATTACGAAGGATTTAAATACAGGAAAAGATGAGCAAATTATGAATATTGCTGTTCCAAAACATTTATCGAACAAATCTGAATCTATAATGAGTAACATTAATGTCGGTGAGAACCTCTATGTTGAAATCATCGGGAAGAAATACGAATTGAAGAAAACAAGTATTTCTGCGATCGGAAAATTGATTATGAACCAATCTAGGGAGGTAAAATTAGACAATACAAACTCAAAAATAGTTATTCCTGAAGATGATGATGGTGAAATCGAAAGTGTTGTTGAAGATGATGATGACGTAGAAGATGATGAAGACGTGGGAAGTTTATCAGACCAGTCCGATGTGGAACAACAAGTGGGAGTAGAGTTATCAGATGATGAAATTGAAGAAGAATCAGATGACGGTTCTGACGATAACTCCTCCGTAGAATATTGATTTAGAATTTATATCTAGTATTTAACGAAATAGATATCAATGACAGATAGAAATAAGGAGAAACTAATTGAAAATGTGAATGCATTGAATAATACATCGAAAATAGATTTATATTACTTCATGAAGAAAATGAAAATTCCACGAACTGAAAATATCAATGGACAGTTCTTTTTGATATCAGATATATCAGAAGAAGACTTTATTTGTATACAGGCACATGTCAATGAATTAATGGAGTTCGAAAATAAAATGAATTTTTGTTCTGATCATGTTAATGATAGTATTTCAACCGAACAACTAACATCATCTGATGTAAAGATGAGTGAATATGAAGCCCCATTTGAAATAGATAATGATATCATAGATTTCTTCGAGTCCCATAAGAGTTCTGTGAAAAGATCCATCAGTATTAAGTACTTTGTTTCGAAAAAAAAATACAACAAAATGACTATTCAAGAAAGTGTAAAAACTGATGATACTGATTTAAGTGAATTAACTCATGAAGAATATACACTCAAATGATGATGGATAGTGTGATGGATATAAACAATCATGCATTCAATCCAATATTTACAGGTAAATACGAACAGGGAAAAGAGTATGTATTAAGTGCATCATCTGAAAAGAACTATTTTGTTCGATTGCCAGACACTCGTAGCTTAAAGAAATCTGAAAGAAAAGAGTACTCAGATGTTCAAGAATCGAACAGCTTGTTCGAAAGTTTTGTTTTTATTGTCGAAAATCATATCCCATTGGATATGAAAACGTACATTGAACGGTTCAAAATTAACATTTCTGATGGTATTTTAAAAGCAGTTTCCAAGCAACATAAAATTTTGAAGCGAGATATTTTTGACTTCGTTGAACAATCGACATTTGACATCCCTAAAAATAAGGATATATTAGTGTTTTTCTCAATCGTAATCGACACCAACCTTGTTGTATGTGATGGGAAGTTCTTTTATCAAGTTAGAAAACCAACCAATACGTGTGAACACTCTTATTTCCTGAGTCGAAATCGTATTAAAAAGTTCAATACACATTCTGATGCAATTGAGTATGCGATGTCCTGCGAAAAATGTTTTGAATTATTTGATGTCAAGAACAAGAAGGTGTCTGATTTGAAAGAGTATGCTCATACTTATAAAATCCCATTACCTTTAAAATTGAGTAAATCAAACATGATCTCGTTTATCGAAGAGTTTTTGAAGAAAAAAAATGATATAAATGAATACCACGATTAAATATAAATGTACAACTAAATCATGTTAAACATATCTAGTCGCGAAGTGAATTTGATAAAAAATACAATTGAAGAATGTAAGTTTAAAGACACATATGAGTTCGAATGCAAGTTTACTGACACAATAAATCTTAGTGCATTTAACCGTGTGATGAAAAAACTAAAGAATACAGAAATCTTTGAATTCGAAGAAATAATAGAACGTGACACACTAGATGTTTCGGTAGACGGAGATATTCGATTAACAATAAATTCGAAAAATGCGATAGAAATGTACTGTAAAAGTCCAGATATTTTAACAGATTTCACCGTCATGAAAAAATCTAAAATTCAGAAGTATCCTCCAGTATTTTTGGAGGAATATGGTGTAGCATTCAAACTCAGGTTTGAGGAAACAGTCGATTCTGCGAATTTTGACATGGTTTCTTTTAAAAACAAATTG